ACCGTCCTGACTGGCGTACACGAAAACCTTATATAGACATGGTCCGCGAGGACGCTGGTTACGTCGAGTCTAATAAGGACAAGGGCAACACGCTGATCGCAGTCCAGGTAGAGTTCATCGGAAGGAAGCATGTCGAAAGCACTAAGCCTGTCACTACGATTACAGCCAAAGCAGACTGAGCTCTATGACCTCTGTGAGAATTCTGTTGCTAGTTGGCTCGGGTACGGTGGCTCTCGCGGTGGAGGCAAATCTGGCGCTCTCCGTCGTCTCATGCTGCTCCGTCGCCTCAAGTATCCCGGTACCGTCGGAGTTATCTTCCGTCGAGTCTATGACGATCTCAAAAAGAACCACATCGACAAGTTCTTTGAAGAGTGGCCGGAGCTATACCCGTTCTACCACGTCAGCGACCATGAGATCATTCTGCCGGCTGAGAAGGGTAAAGCACCTTCGCGTATTCTTTTTATGTATGCGGAGACAGAGACAGAGATAAAAAGAAAGTTCCACGGTCCAGAATTTATGGACATGTTCATCGACCAGGCTGAGCAGCTCAGCGAGACAGAACTGGTTCAGATGAAAACCTGTAACCGCTGGCCCGGAACGAGAATGCATCAATGCAAATTCGTTCTGTTCTTTAACCCCGGTGGTATCGGACTGGCTTTCTTCAAACGCATCTTCAAGGAAAAGAAATACAAGGGTAAGGAGAAGGAATCAGATTACGCCTTCATTCAGGCTTACGGATGGGATAACGTCGAGTGGGTACGCTCCGCTCTCATCGAGGATGGCTTAACCGAAGACGACTTCTACGAATGGGACAGCGACAAAAGGTTCGAGTATTTCATCGAGAAGTCAGACTATGGAAAGAGTCTCGATGCTTTACCACAGGCCATGCGAATCGGCCACTTGCTCGGTTCGCTCGATTCCTTCGCCGGTCAGTATTTCGACCTGTGGAACCCAGACCAGCATACACGAACTCCAAGAGAAATACGCATTGAGCCGTGGATGCCGAAATGGATCAGCATCGACTGGGGCTTCAAGCATGATTCAGCGGTTTACTGGTGGGCACAGGACGGTAACACAACCTATACCTACCGAGAATTCGTTCAAGCCGGTCTTGGTCCTCGAGCATTGGCGCAGACCATTATCGATTTGAGCACGAACGCGGAAACTCAGGAGACTGAAAGCATCGATGCGATATACATCTCTCCTGATACGAAGGCCAAGCGAACTACAGAGGATCCAATCTACCGACAAATGGGAAACGTCCTGCGTAGCGCAGGCCTTCCTTTTCCGCGTATCGCCGATGATGACCGGGTATCCGGCTGGAGATTGATGTATGACATGCTCAAGTACAACCGTTGGAAGATCTCAACTGTATGCGAAAAGCTCATGGCTAACATCCCGCTCCTGTCTTATAATGAGGAAGACCCGTCCAAGGCAGAAGATTGCATCAAGTTCGATGGAGATGACCCAGCAGATTCCGCTCGTTACGGGCTGAAATCACGCTTCGGAGCACGTGCAGTTCCGATTCCTGTCCAGGTGGCAGCTAAACTCCAGAAGATTCGAGAGGCTGCAGAGGAAAAGACCGACGATTTGGCTGTGGTTCACACGCAAGTGGCCTTCCAAGCACGGAAGGTTGAAGTAGAAATGAAGAAGAAGTCTGCCCCGGTGAGATTTATCCGTCGCTGGAGAGGTAGAAACCATGTTTAACTTCAAATCTCAGTATACAAAGCTCCTCGAGTCCCTGCTCGAGGAGAAAAAGATTGAAATCGCACGCCTTCAAGAGCGAAATGACGAGCTCACGAAGGCGTTAGTCCCTGTTCTCCGGAGAATGGAAGCCCAAAACACCCCGCAGGCCACAGCAGCCGAGATTGTCAAGGTGAAATCACCCCATCAGATGCAGCAATCTGGCAATTCAGCGAAATGTTCCTGTGGATGGATCGCCGCTGGAGGCGACCCTGCCGAGTTGCAGGCTGAAATCGATAAACATTACCGCGAGATGTCCATAAATCTTCGGTCGAGTCGCAAATCTTGGCCTATTACTAGGGCTCGGCTAGAAGAGCAAGCCGCAGTCGAGGAGATGAAAGCATGAAATTTGGTGATCAGGTGTTGTTCCTCGCGGAAGACGGTAGCGAGTTTCCCGCCACCGTTCTTAACGCACGGGTAGTCGACGATCACGTTGGGGCGGATGGTCAGCCTCTGCTAGATCTCGGCTATTTCAAGCAGGTTCTGGATGGGCAGGGCAATCCGAAGTCAGTTATCGGAACGTCAGCTCAGCTGGAGCTGGTTCAGATCAAGCACGACGTGGCTCACGAGAGCCATACCTTCGAGGAGAAGGGAAAGGACAGATATCCCGGTGGTCGTTGGACCGAGATGCCGTCTGCGTCCTACTTTGCCGGAACTGTGACGGAGGGGGAAGACGAATCCGAGGACGCGGGAAGCTCGCTAGACGAGCAGAGCGAAGACGAGTCCGAAGAAGCCTCCGAAGACGCATCTGGCGAGGATGAAGCCCCGAAAAAGAAGACGAAGAAAAAGAAATAAGGGCCAGTCCAAGAGCTAAGGAGGCAAAACCTTGCCTACGTTCCAAAAAGACGGTAAGAAACGGTTCCACATGAATCCGCAGATGGGAAAAGCTCTGGAGGAGAAGACCGAGGAGAAAGTTCATCCCGGCCTCCACAGCGAGGTAGCGAAGATGGGTGGGGATGAGGAGTCTGCTGAAGAGCAGATCGATCCTAGCATCCATGAGAAGGTCGCTAACTACGATGGCCATGATCACGAAGGCCATCAGCTTGCTTCCCATGTTGAGATTCATCACGGCGGCCATCCGGGTGGAGAGCCGGCCATGCACGAAGGACACACGCATCACACTGTCAGTCATTCGCATGGCTCTGAACCAACCATCCATAACCACGAGTCCCACGAGGAAGCTCTTGATCACGCAAAAGGCGAGATGCACATGGGTTGCGCCCAATGCGAAGGTCACGGGACCGACGCTAACGCCGGTGAAGAACGACAGGGCGAAAGCGATGATGAGGGAGATGACAGCTACTAGCTGTCTCTTCTGAGATGAGGAGAAATAGCATGAATCGTTGGAGAACAGCGGCGCTAGGGGTGGTACTCTGCCTCTTCGCTCTTTCCAGCTTTGCACAGAACCCCATCAACCCGCTTCAGGTTGGGTCTCTCGATGGCGGTATCGCATACGCTCCCAACTTTGGGGGATGGAAGATCAACATGGGATCGGCCACAACGGCCGGTGGCTCCCAGACCTTCTTGGCATCTCAGGGGTATGCCTCAACCTACGACGGTGTGGTCTTCGTACCATTCGTAGTCGGTGAGAGAATCAACCTCGGATCAGGTTCTACCTTTGAGGTGGTGACTCTTACAGCAGTCTCGAACTGCAATGCTCTCGCAGCTCCAGGTCTGCCTCCAGTTTGTTCACTGACAGCTACAGTGGCTAACGCCCATTCCATTGGTGAGCCGATTACATCGGCTGATAACGGGATTATGGAAGCCGTTGGTTTCCAGTCAGCAAATGGAGGTGGACAGGTCTACTTTACAGTAGACTGCGGGCAAATCACCCTCAATACCGGCGGTCTGACAACTACCTCTACCTGCTTCGTCCCGGCGATGTTCTATAACCAGGGATCGGCATCTAGGGTAACGACAACGATCACGGTCACAGCGTCTTGGGCTGTGGGAATTACGGGTGCTACCTCGGCATTCTCCACCGCCAATTCAACGCTGACAGCCGGCACTACGGCAATCGCCAACCAAGGAACTCCTGTTGCGGTAGGTACTACCACTGGTCTTACAGCTTTACTGATCACTGGTGCTACCTCCAACCCAGGAGCTGGTGTGGTCCACACTAAGGTGTGGGGTTACACCTCGGCGCAACCTAGCTTCTAATGCCTTGGCAGTCTAAGGCTCAAGCCCGCTGGGGTCATTCTCCAGCGGGCGTAGCTGCCCTGGGCGGTCAAGACAAAGTTGCTGAATGGGATTCCGCAACTAAAAAAGGTAGCCTGCCCGAGAAGATAAGATATCCCGGTGCTCTGACTCGAGTCAGACGAAAGCTCCAACAGAAATAAATGGGTGGAACAGCCAAATCCGGTTACATGCCTCCTGAGAAGGGGCCCTTCAAGTGCGCGAACTGTACGCACTTGAAGAAAGGTGGTTGCGACAGTCCTGCGGTACAAGAGGACTTAGGAATCAACTCTGAAGGTTTAGCTCCAGTTAAACCACAGGGCTGTTGCAACTTCTATCACCCACGGAAGCTTTCTCACATCAAGTTATTGGGTAAGAAATGAAACGCCCTGTCAGCATCGACACGCTAAAGATGGTCTTCGGCTTTTCACTACTTCTAGTGCTTGCCGCTCTTGCGCTTGCAGTTGCTCTTGGCGATGTTAAAGAAGCTGACAGTCACGGCCTTATGCCAGTGATTACGACATTATCTACGCTTGGCGGTGCATTCGCCAGCTGGGCTTTCAAGACTCCTAGCGATAAGGATGATACCAATGGCAACTGAAGCAGTCACTCCGGACCTGGAAAACACAGACCCCGCGATCGGGGATGGTAATCCACCGGAAGAGACTCAAGTCAATCCGAACGATCTCCTTGCTGATCGTAAAGATCTCCAAGAGGTTGTCAAAGCCTTGGCGAAACACTTTCTAGGGTTAGATAAGTGGGTTCGCCGTCAAGAAGTGATTGAGGCTCGTAGACAGCGCTTCTATTGGAGAAACGACCAGTACATCTATTGGAAGTCTGATGCCGTTGGATTCGTCCCAGCTCAGGGAGGTCAATCAGTTGCTCTTGGAGACAGCGAGGAAGAACTTCCTCGTTATACGGATGTTTACAATATCTACACTCCGTATGGAGAATCACTAATCTCCACGCTAGTTCAGAATCCTCCGGGAGTTAACTGGCAGCCTGAAGATCCGACTCAAGCTGAAGATGTTACTGCGGCCCAGACTGCTGAGAAATATCAGCAGAAGATTGAACGTGACAACGACCGGAAACAGCTTCAGTCTGAAGTCGGTCGGTTATTCTACACCGACGGTCGCACGGTTCTGTGGACTCGGCGTGATAACGGCATCGACCTTATCAGCGCACATGGCGTTCTTGAGAGTAAGGTAGTTCCAATCACGGCCAAGTGTCGTGAAGACCTCATCGCCGTTTTCATTTCCGAAGAGCAGGATATCTACAAGCTTAAAGATGACTACCCGGATTACGCTGACAACATCGTAGAGGGTACGTCCTCTCTCAGCGAGTCTGCCTACGAGCGCATAGCTCGTCTTGGAGTTCTTCAAGGAACCAGGATGTTGATGCAGGCCGGTGATGCCTTCGCTCACATGGTGACGAAGCACACCGTATTCTTGCGTCCGTCCACATATAATAAGGCTCCTGAAGAGCATCGTGAGGATCTTCATACCATCTTCCCGAATGGAATCATTGCCACGTTCTCGGGCGGAGCCTACTGTGGGTCGAAAGATGGTACGCTGGATGATGAAATCGCCATAGGTTTTCCGGTCCCCGGCGATGGTATGTCTCGCCCGAGCTTGGGCAAGAGAATGGTTCCGATTCAGGACGTCTTCAATGACGAAATCAACCTCTGGCATGAGGCCCACGACTATTGCATCCCAACCACCTTCATGTACTCCGAAACCGGAGACATCGATGCGATTAGAGAGCAGCTCTCTCAACCCGGTAACGTTGTACCTTTCACCTCTTTACCTCCGGGTGCTACATCAGCGTCGGATGCTTTCTACGGGTCTGTCTTAGAAGGAGTACCAGCAACACTGCCTCAATTCGTTACGATGCTGCAGGGTCCTCTTGCTGAATTCATTTCAGGAGCTTTCCCCGCACTGTTTGGCGGAGACACCGGCAAGAATGACACAGCTAAAGGTATAGCGATGCAGCGCGACCAGGCTATGGGTCGCATGAGCATTCCTTGGGGACACCTCCAGGAACTGTTCGCCGAGGCTTACCGACAGGCTGTGATGTGTGCAGTTAAGTTCGATAACGACGAAGATCAGTTCACCTTCTTCGGACAGGACAACGCCGGTAACCCCGTCGGTCAGTCGCTGTCAGTTGCGGACCTGAAGAATGGCTCATTCAAATGCGTTCCCGACACGGATTCGAGCTTCCCGGATTCGACGCAAGCCAAGAGGGTTACGATTCAAACTCTTATGGCAGCAGCTGAAAGGAATCCTATTCTGGCTGATGTTATGGCTCAACCGGCTAACCAGGAATTAGCTCACGAGATCATTGGAGTATCCGACCTCGTAGTTCCTGGGGCTGAGGCGAGAAACAAACAGCTGATCGAAATCGATGAGCTTTTGAAGGAATCTCCGGTTCCGCCTCCGATGCAAGCTATCCAACAGGCAGCGATTCAGAATCCTCAGCTCCTGGCTCAGATGACTCAGTGGGAAAGGTCGAATCAAGCTGCCAGCTTGATGGGTGCACCGACTCAGCCACCTCCGATACCTCCCGATATGATGGAGCCCTCCATACCTGTGGATAAGGAGTTTGACTTCCACGAATTTGAGCTCCAGACTGTTAAAGACTGGCTGTCTTCCCCAGCCCGTCGCCGTGAAGAAGCAAAGGGCAACCACATGGGTGTCCAGAACGTCCGTCTCCACGGTATGCAACATGAGAAGGCGATCCAAGAAAAGATGATGCAGCAAGCAATGATGCAAGCCATGGCTGCTGGGACCCAGCCCGGTCAGCCGCCGAAGAAACCGATAGGGAAAGAAGCTGCTTCTCCTGTCCTCAACGCCCACTCTGCGGCTACACCGAAGCCAGCATCAGCGGGCAATCCGCCGCAACCAGCGGCACCACAGGTACAATAATGACAAGCTTTTGGAAGTTAATCTTGCACTACCTGACCGCGACTATTATGATGTTCGCGGCTGGGGCTACCGTTCTTCCTGGCGGCGACGGCGCAGCTGGAGAAGAGGGCGGTGGTGAAGGCGGAGAAGGTGCCGAGGGTGAAGGC